GGAACTCCTCAGGTTACGGGAGCCGTATTCTTCTTGCGGGGCGATCTCGCTCAAGCATTAATCAAGTCTCTTTATGAAGGAATGCGATTGGACGATCCAAATGGAGAGATTGCAGTTTATTCGGTAGATCAGGATTAACTTAATATCATTATTCTTCGTACCAGCGCAGTTGCAGTTCCACGCCGAAGGCGAATAGCCGCGGCCCGCTGGGCCGCGCTTAACATCCTCCAACCCTTCACTATCATGGTAGTCCAACATGAAAAACAACAAGCTATATTCAAAGTGGAAAGCTGATGGTTGGTACTTGTATGTTCTTTCGAATGGTACTGATTATTATATCGGAATTACATCAAATCCTGGTAACCGTTTACGGGATCACATAAAGAGATCTCGACTTTCGGGAAAAATTTGGTATCAGTTTATACGCCCGGTGGGATTTTACTGGAGAGCATTGGAATTAGAGAGAGCATTAAAACGAATGACTAAGGCTTTTGTTTGGACATCTATGAGCACAAAGGAAGATTTTGAAAGATTTGTGCAAGGTGTACCAGAGCGAACATACGATCAAATGTCGGAGCATGCGAGGTTCATTTACGATCTCTACCATAAGGAAACTAGATGTATAACCGCCACGTAAGTCTCACAGAAGATCAACATCGAGATATTGTCTCGTGGTTAGAAACAGAGTTAACAAATCATCTGGCTGAGCGTGGAGAACTTATTGATAAGTTCATTCGCTATCAGTCAGATTACCTCGCAGAGCCTTCTACAGAGGTGGCTACCTTCCCCTTTGTGGGCGCATCCACTATTATTATTCCACTGACTGCGATTGCACTTGAAGCTGTGCATTCACGCACAATGCAAACAGCCTTCGCGCACGATCAAAATATTGCAGCGAAGATTAAGAATCCAGAACAATCTGAACTCGAACCAGAGCTTGAGCGTTATCTTCACGATGAGTTCATGGTGGGTGGAGAGTTCAAGAGAAAGATTGAACCTGCGATTCTTGAGGTCGAAAAGCTCGGTACGGGAGTAACAGAAGTAAATTACTGTTATTCTTCTAAGAAGGGATTGCGGGTTAGCACAGACGGAAAAGAAGAGGAATTCGAAGTGGTCATCAAGAATGGCCCTGAATTTAATTCGGTTCCTGTTGCTAACTTTTTGATGCCTTTCGATTGTACCGATATTCAAGATGCTCGTTGGTGTGGTAAGGTGTTCTGGCTTACTCCTAATGAAATCCGTCAGCGAGAAGAAGATGGATTCTTTATGGAAGGTACATATGAGAAACTTGAACATATGTTTACGCCAGGTACACGAGACACAGATGATGCATCAAAGTATAATGATTCAGTCAAAGAGACTACACTGACTGATTCCGGTTGGCCTCTTGAGATCGAGTTCTACGCTATCTCAACTTGTTGGGAAATCGTTGAAGGTCGATACGAAGAGTTCTTTATTCTGTATCAGCGGGAAATGCAGGAGATTGTAGGCATTTGGAATAACTGGTATGCCGATCTTCGGCGTCCTTATCACAAAGCAGTCTACTTTCCTGTAGAGTTTCGCTGGTACGGTATTGGACTTGCAAAGCAAAATGAACAGTTTCAATACGAGGTAACTGCACAACACAGGACGCGCCTCGATAATGCTACGATTGCTAATATGCGAATGTATAAAATCAAGCGCAATGCTAGCATCAAAGAGAATGAGCCTATCTTTCCTGGCAAGTTTTGGTTTGTCGATGAGATGGATGACATCCAAACTCTTGAGATGGGAGATGTAAAGGCTTCTGCTTATAACAACGAGAATCAAGTAATCATCTTTGCACAGCAAAGAAGTGGTGTGAATGATCTTACTTTAGGCATGCCTACTGCTGGTACTCCTGGAACAGCAACATCTGAAATGGCCCGAGTTCAAGAGAGCGCGCGAAAGTTTGATTATTCTTACTCGAACATTCGCACTCTTTGTGACGAGACTCTTAACTCCGGTCTTTTAGTTCTTGCTCAGTGGGGCCCAGATGTAGACCGTCTGATGTTTAATCCCAAGGGAAATGAGATTGAGACTTTTCTCAAGTCTCCTTTCGATTATTTCCGCAAGAAGCTCTTGGTTGATATTCGCCTTGCGGGACAGAATCAAAACAAGTTTAAGGATCGTCAGGATGCTACACAGCTGGTTGGTATTTTCCAGCAATACTATACCAATCTGATTACTCTTGCACAGGGTATGCAAAATCCTGATCTGCTTAATCAGGTTAGTACGAAAGCCTTCGAGGGTGCCAATCTTGCGATGCGGCATATCATGGAAAGCTTCGATATTCGTAATCCTGAGCGATTCCTTATAAACCCAAGCATGGTTCCTAGCAATGTCCAAACCCCTAACCAAGTTGGAGGAAACCCAACTCAAGGAACTCCTTCAGCTCCCTCAGTCCAAAGTAATCTTGTCCTTGCTCCAAACGCATCAAGCATCTTACCTAACCTCCCTAACCTCTCTGGACAATTGGGATGAGGTAAGAAAAGCTCAAGGTGCTTATTCAGCAGTTACGCGACTTCTAACTATCTTAGCAGAGGCTTTAAAAGATGACAGGTCCGAACTTTCAACAGCAGACGGACGACACAACCGATCTGTCGAACACGAACCAATCACAAGAAGGTACACAAGATCCTTCTGATCTTGGAGGCGGCGATACTTCTCAACCTAATTCCGAAGATAATTCTTCTTCCGATAGTGAAGAACTTCGGATGCTTACTCAGGTTGCCCAAAACGCCACACGACAGAATCAACTTCTTCAGCAACAGCTTCAGCAGCTTCAGCAGCAGATGGAAGGAGTTTCTCGCTCGGTTCAGCAGAATACTCCAACTCGTCCAATTGTTACTGATGAAGACTTTCAAACCTCTCCGTCTGCTGCTCTTGAACGTCTTCTCGATCACAAGCTTTCTGCTACGATTTCTCCTCTCCTTGAGGAACAGAAGAATCAGCAACGTATTCGCACTGTAAATAGTGTACTTCCTCAAGTTCTTTCGGCTATCAATCCAAATGCAGCTGCATATGCGGAAGGTCTTGCTCCAGCTGTTTTGGAAATTCTAGGTACTGCTGATCCTACTCCTGCTAATATTCGAATGGCAACCATTATGGCTGTTGGAAATTATGCTCTTAGTGGTGCTCCTGCTACAAGTAACACACCCTCTAACGAGCCTCCCGTGCGTCGTTCTTCTAATCCTCCTAATGTTCCTAACAACGCTCCTCGAACAAAGGCTCCTGAAAAGATCAAGCTTACTGAACAGCAACGTCGTTTGGCTAACAAGCTTGGTTATAAGGAAGGACAAGAAGCAGACTTCCTCAAGTTCCTTGAAGCCGATGAGGTTACTTTCCAATGAGTGAGCGCAAGATCGACATCAATTTGACGGACTCTAATGTTCGTCCTCCCTCGCGTGAAGAGTATGATGATTACGCATCGCGTATGATTCAAGTTCTTGATCGCAGTCATACTATTGACCGCTTTCAAGTAGCCGATGCTCCGCCGGGAATTCACTATGAGTGGCACAAAGATGATCCTCTTACCCACGCTCGACTGACTGCAAAGGGATTTATTCCTGACGATGAACTTGCAGCTTCGAGCAAATTTGTACATACCGATGGTGCAGGAAATCCTCGCATTGCGGATGTACGTTTGTATACGATTCCGAAGTGGAAGCATGAAGTTCTTGAAAAAATCTCCGAAGAGAAGGCAGCTCGTGCTGCTGATCCTCGGCGTGCTGATAAGGACTTTATGGCTGCGATTCGGAATGAAGGTGGATACGATGAAGTTACCGCAGATTCTTCTGTGGAAAATGTTAAGGGACTTGAAGTTACACTAACACCTTCTAAGAAGGAGTAAACGATGTCGCAGGTACTTGGTTTCGGTCCTGCTTACGGGCCGGGAAATGGTACTCCAGCAATTCAGGAGTATAATCACACCACTGGCGCTGATTTTGATGTAGGCGAAGTTCTTATTGCTACTGCCGGTGAAGTTGCTTCTTCGGGTGCTGACCCTGCTGCTGGTACAATTGTCGGTGTTGCACTTGCAGGAACGAATAACGCCCCCGGTTTTAACATGGCAAATCAGCCCGCCAATGTTACGTGGCGTACGCGAAATGTTCCCGTTGCACTTGCGAACGGAAATGTTTTCCGTGGTAAGATTGTAAGCGGTTCTGCTGTTGTTGTTGCTCCCGTTGCTACTGATGTGATGACGGCGGGCTTTGGTATCACGAAGCATGGTCGCGTTTGGTATGTTGATCGTGCGAAGACTGGTGCTACTGCTCGTGTTGTTATCACGAAGATCGATACGGAAAACAACAACGTGTGGTTCCGTTTCATTGAGTCCGCTACGACTCAGCTCTAATCTAAAGGAGATATAAAGATGCCCGGTCCAGTAACTCGTAATCTGAACCCGCTTGCGTTTCGTCCTGGATTGCGCAGCGAGTTCTGGGATTCTTACACGCAGCATGCAACTGAGTGGAGTTTCTTCCTCAAGCGTGAGAATCGTGATCGTCCCGAAATCGAAATGGCTACGGTTCGTGGTCTGAATCGTATGTACATTACGGGCGATGGTGAGCCTGTTACGTTTGATCCGATCGAGGTTGGTCGTAAGATGGCTGCTGTCGATCGTGAATTTAAGGCTGGCTATGCGATCACTCTTCGCGCTCGTGAAGACGATTTCTACGGCAAGCTTAACACTGGTGCAAAGCATCTTGGTAATGCTGCTCGTCTGACGGAAGAATATCAGGGTGCAGCTTTCCTTGATGGCGCTACTTCTAATGCTGTCTTTGCTGGTGAAGACGGTCTTTCGCTTCTCAATACTGCTCACACTTTGATGGGTGGCGGTACTGTTGCGAATCGTCCGACGACTGAAGTTGGTTTCTCCATTGCTGGTGTTACGAATCTTATGGATCTTGCTGGTAAGATGCGTGACCAGAATGGTGATCCGATTGTCGTCAAGCTTCAGAAATGCATCATTCCGAACGATCAGGGTATTATTCAGGATGCGTGGAAGATCTTCTCCATGGACATGGAGCCGTTCACCGCGAACAATGACGAGAATGCTATCAAGGGTCAGCTTGGTAAGATTCAGTATCAAGTCAACCATTACATGACTAGCACGACTCGTTACTTCATGTTCGATCCGAGTCTGAACGATTGTAACTTCGACGTACGTTCTGCTCTGTCGATGAAGGATTGGGAAGATCCTGATACGGATACGTTTAAGGTTCGTGCCCGTATGCGTCTCTTCTTGTACTTCTACAACTACCGTGGTTGGTACGGCGCTTCGCCGGCTTAATCACAACTTTTCAATGTCTTTCGTAGGAGATTGCCATGAGGCCAACAACCTTTCCTTGGTTGTCTAACAATGCTACCCGACAGGATGAAGCTCCTGGTGCGATTGGTGGTATTGTAGAACTGTTCACCGCAGCGGCTGCATTGAATACGGGTGATGCTGTATTCTTCTCTGCTGCAAATACTGTTAACAAGTCCGTAACTCAGGCTAACTACGCTGGATTTGTAGGCATCGTAGTTGGCGGTGCGCTGACGAACGATAACATGGTTGATCGTCCAGGCGTTCCCGCTGCAAATGCTAACCAGCGCGTATTTGTTCAGGTGTTTGGAATTGCTAATGTTGTTGCTGGTGGTGCTATTACCGTCGGCACAAACTTTAGTGTTATTCCTGACACAGCTACGGCGGGACGTGTTATTGCAGGTACAACCGCTGGTCAAATTGTCGGTAAGCCTCTGAGTTCTGCAACGGCTGCCGGGCAAACGATCAAGATTCTGATCTCACACCGCTAAGGAAAAACATGAAGCTGCCTCTATTTGTTTGTGCTCAACCAACAGCTTCTCTTTCTTCTCCTTCCGTTCTGCTTAAGAAAGGTAACTGGAGAGTAATCTCCAACCATAAAGACTCATCTCTTGAGCTACGGACTACTTCACAGTCCTTTCTTATTCAGGACGGAATGGAGTTTAAGATTGAGGAAACCTTCGTCATGGTAGAGTTAGTATTAGTCTCTAAGGGAAGCGAGCGAACTTTATCAGTTTCTTTAGAAAGTGTGAGATCGTATGATGGAACCCACGGCAGTAGCATCAGCCTCTAGCATTGATACTATTGTTCGCATCGTAGAGCTTCTACTCATTCCTATTCTTCTCCGATTTAATCAGAGGCAGGAAGAGCAGGGAAGAAAGATCAATACAATAGAGACTGTGCTTATCGGGGCAGAAGGAAAGAACGGTATTCGTTCACGCGTAGCAACACTAGAAAAGGAAAACAAAAACCTCTCGTTAATGCTTGCAAGACATTTGGGTCTTGAAGCTCGAAGGGAGGAAGAAGAGGAGGATTGATGTTTAAGGATATCCTCCCTATTGTACTCCGCCACGAAGGGGGTTATGTAAATGATCCTGCTGACCGTGGCGGAGCTACAAATAAGGGAATCATTCAGCGTACGTATGATACCTACCGTGCTAACAAGAAGCTTCCACTTCAACCAGTAAAGAATATCACGGATGAAGAAGTTGAGGAAATCTATCATCGTAACTATTGGTTGGGTGGTCTTTGTGATCGTATGCCTCTTTCTCTCGGTGTGGTCCATTTTATTTTCGCCGTAACTCCAGAAATCACTCAAG